ATAATAGCATGATANTAATATAGCGCGACCTGTAAGAGCGCTAAGACCAAAGATAATGCAGTCTTCAACTTCTCCATGATGTTTTTTAAGATCATATAAATATTCTCTTTTTATTTGTGCATAAGTCGGTGGTATGTTTACATTTAAGTACGCCATAATTTATCCTCATTCTATGTTACCCCAGTTTGGTCCAGATTCATAGTCTACTTTGTTTGGAACTTTTAACGTAATTGCAGTTTCCATTATTTTTTTTATTTGATTAGCCTGTTCCTCGTCTTGTATTGAAAAACAAAGTTCATCATGAATTTGTATGTGTGGCACAATACCGTTTTCATATAGTTTGACCATTGCCTTTTTTGTCATATCGGCTGCAGATCCTTGTATTAATCTGTTTAATGCTTTGTAAGTAAACGCTGGCTTGTAGTGTTTATCAAAATTATTACAGTTTGGATCACCAGGTTGAGAGTTTTTGGTAAGCTCTGCAAGATATCTATTCTCAGCTTCTTCTCTTTTTAAAATAGGCACTGATGATTTTACTATTTGTTTTTTACCATCTACTTCTTTGTATTCACTAATTTCAAATACACCTTTCTCAGGATTCCATTCTTTATTTATTGGCTCCCACCTATCAAATCTACAGAACCTATCTTCTAAGGTATATATATTTTTATTTTTTTCTGCAAAATCTTGAAGACCAGCAGATAGTTTTCTAACAAAAGGTACTTTTGTGTGGTATTTATTAAATAATTCTTTTGCTTCATCATCATCTAATTCTAAAGATCTTGCTAACTTATTTTTACCCATACCGTAGAATAACCCAAGGTTGATAGTTTTAGCCTGTTTCCTGGTGATTTTAGCCATTCTGGCTACGATATCGTGAAAATCTGTGTCTGGGTCCTCATTATACTCTTCAGCCATCTCCTCAGCTCCATGGAAGCCGTTCTTCAGAGCATAGTGTACAACCAGTCTAGGCTCTTGCTGTGAGTAGTCAAATGATCCCCACTTATGATTCTCTTCTGGTAAAAATAATTCTCTTATCTTACTACCTAATTCACTTCGTGCTGGAATCTGTTGTAGATTAGGATTACGCATAGAAAACCTACCTGTAACTGTCCCGCCTGTATCTGATCTAATTTGATTTATGTCTGCATGTATTCTACCTTTGTGTATAAATTTTAAAATACCGCTAACAAAAGTGTTGAACAATTTATCTAACTGTCTAGCTTTTGCAATCATTTTTAAATATTTATTAGGGTGTGATTCTAAATATAATTTTGTTATACTAGCTCGTCCTGTTTTAGGTGTAGTTTTATAATCAGTTATTTTTTGATGATCTAACAAAGGCTGTATTGAGTCTGCAGCCCACATGTCTACATCAATACCTGTCTCTTCTTTTATTTGTTTTAAGATTTGTGCTTGTTCTTTTTTTAAAGTTTCTCCAAATGTCTTAGCTTTCTCTTCGTCAACTCTTACACCTTTGAATCTCATATCAACAAGACATGGAAATAATTTAGTTTCTATGTCAAAAATATTTTCTAATGTTTTCTTTTTCTTTGATTCTGTGTTTACAGGAGTTTTAATTATCTTCTCAAACTTTATCCAAAGTTTTAATGTAAGTAATACATCTTGCTCTGCATAATCAACAACAAGATCCCAAGGTAGTTTATGCATGTTAGTCATAGGGTCTGTTATTCCATGCTCTTCTTTAGATCTTTCTGCTAGATCATATTTGTATTTTGAGTCTCCTAAATAATCTTTTGCTAAAGAGTCTAAGCTATATCTTTGTCTATTCTCATCAATAATAGATGCGGCTATCATTGTATCATATATAGGTCCTTTTAACATTTCACCTGTAGCAGCTCTTATCCAACACACATCGTACATAGCGTTGTGAAATACTTTTGTAACCTTTTCGTTTTGAAATATTTTTTTATTTAATACTTTCCAAAATCTATTCTTGCCTATGTTCTGTCCTGAATTTAAATGTGCTACTGGAAAATAAAACTTTTCATCTCTATAGGCAACAGCAACTCCGCACACTTTACCATTACCAATGATGGCCCCTGATCCGTGGGTCTTGAGGTCTGGATCGTGCGTCTCTAAGTCGACAGCGATAACATCACCATCTTTAATATCTAAATCCGCAAGATCAGGTATCATTTAGTATCTTTCATTTTTTTTATTTCCAACTCACAGTAATGTATAATCTTTTCAAGATCTTGTATACCATTTTTCAACTTATACCTGCATACGTATTTTACAACGTTGCCTTGAAAGAATGAAAGATCATTCTTTGCAATAAATTCATACGGCTGTATGGACATGGTTCGATAGTGATTCCCTCCAATCTGTTTGTCTTGTGGAAATGCATCATCAAATATATCTTTAGATGTCATAGGTCCTCCTTTCCTGCAAATGTTAAATTAGTTGTACTTTTTAATAACCATAAAGTTTTTCTTGCACGTGAACACGCAACAAACTTCATTCTTTTCTTTTCAAACAAATTATCTTGTCTTGTTAATTTAAAATCAAATACTACGTTATCAAATTCTTTACCTTTAATTGTGTGTATGTTTTCTAAAAATATTCTTTTATCTTCTAAGTCCCTATTGTTTTTTACTATTTCTCTTATATAATTTTTCATTTGAATTGTTTGTACTTTACTGATCTTTTGAAAGTCATCTATATTTTTTACACCAGGGACGACAAACCCTTTGTCGACTAACCACTTAATATTATAACTTCCACTATCTACAGATTCTAACTGTTCAATTGTTTTTAATTGATATTGAGGATCCATCCCCTTAAACATTGCTTTAATTTTAGTTAAAGATTTAACTTCTCCTTTTGAAAAACTTAAAAATTCTCTTTGGTTTTTTACTTCGTTAGTTGGATATTTAAATTTAAATTTACTTTTTTCTTTGTTAGGTATTGCAACTGGCATACCTATTTCCATCAGATAATTTATCATCTCTCTAGGTTCTCCTCCTCTGTATGTAAATATAAAATCTTCAGTAGTGTTTTGTATTCTATTTTTAAGTTCAAACGCAAAAGGGTCTTGCGTCAAACTAGATAAATTAAATATTTCACCTTCTACAATTTGACCATTTTCTTCTTTAGGTCTCCATATTCTAGTATACTCATACTCTTTCCAAATATCCTGTATTATTTTTTTACAATACTCATTAACAACTCTTGGACACCTATAACCTTGTTCTAATTCTATCTCTGGATTTGCAAATTCTCTATGAAATGAATCAGGATCAGCTCCTGCAAACTCAAATATAGCTTGGTCTGGATCTCCTGCTTTGTAAAAATAGTCTACATTTTTTGACATTACTTCTTCAGCCTTTCTTTGTATAACACTTGAGTCTTGTGCTTCGTCTACTATTAATACTTTTATATCTTTACACTGTTGTTCTGATTCTTTTTTGTTATTATAAAAATCTTCTACCATATCTTGAAAGTCAAGTATCTTAGGAGTTCGTCCGTTTACTTTTTCATTTGTTTTAAATTTACTATAATCAACTTCCATTTTAATAAGTTCTTCAGCGGTATATTGATAGTCTTCTTTTTGTTCAAAAGTTAAACTTCGATAATATTTTAAGACATCTCTACCATTGTCTCTTGCAAAATTTATAAATCTAAAAAAAGGATGTATTGCAAACAAACCTTGTACGCTGTTAAATTTTTTATTTGTTGTGTACTTGTCAAACATTGGATACAAAGTTTTTAGAATGTCATAGTCTTCAATTTTAAACGCTTTACCTTTTACTCTGTTTTTACAAAACTTATGTACAGTAGTAACGTTTTCTTCTAATGTTGCTTTTGACTGCTTTACTAAATGAAATATTTCTTTGTTTGTTTTCTTTTGAAAGTTATCAATACTTTCATTATCATAAATTTTTCCTCTTATATGATCAGCTGCAGTATTAGTATGTGATATAACTATAATATCTGTTGGAGAATACGCTTCTAAATGAGAGTAATATATCTCAACTAGTTTTGTAGTTTTACCTGTACCTGGCGGTCCTGCTATTCTAATTTTTTTCATGTTCTACCTTTTTTGTTTCGTCTCCTAATACTGAATACTGTTCGGTGTCAGAAATAAAATGCCATGTTGGACAAGATATTTCTTTTTTAGTTACGTCGTTGTATACCTTTCCGTTTATCTTTTTAGCTTTCATAATATGTTTAAGATTAAAACATATTTTTTTTACTGATGTATTATCTTTTTGAGATCTAAAATACTCTACTAATCTATTTAATTTAAAATGTAGATCGTGAGTTTTTTGATCTACATAACATCCTCCGTCTAATAATGCATCTTGACCAAAAGAAACTGTAGCTTTTCTAATAAAAGAATAGATCATCATTTTAAACTCATTGTCATCACTTGCTTCTTCGTCTGCTTCTTCAAAAACTCTTTTATCTAGTCTAGCATATTGAAACGCCTGAAAGTCTTGAGGCTTCATTTTTAAAACTGCTGGATGTGGAAAGTTACCTGCGTTTGCTAAAATGTTTACCCACTTTTGTTTATCAATTAAATCAGATCCCTGCATCTCTACTTTTATTCTAACAAAACCATCTCCTGTTCTATTTTTAACATCAACGGATTCATAAAATATTGGAGGCTTACTTGTGTATTCTGTAATATCTCCTACCGCTTGTTCTGCTTCAACTAAGTCTGCAGCCTGCTCCGGTGTTATTCCACAAAGATGTCTAACACATGCGGATGCATCACAATGTTTTTTTACTAAAGGTCTTTTACATAAATATTTATATTCTTTATCTTTAGATTTTAGTATCGTGTCCTGTATTTCTTTCTCTTCTACCGGCCTAGCCATGTATTCTTTATTAAAATATTTTAACAAACCAGGAGCATCCATTTTACTGTAAGCTTCTATTTTGTTTACACCTTTCTCAACTGCACGTGTAGACCAAGTATACATGTGTAATAAATAATCGTTTCTATTTTCATCAGGTATTTTATTGTTGTTTAACTTCAAACAATTTTTTGTACATGGTAGAAAAAAATCTTCTAAAGTTTTTTCTTTTGGTTTTTTTATTTTTTTTACATTTTCTTGTATTTCTTCTTGTAAGAATTCTGTTAAATCTTCTTGTGCATATTGATCATATAGTTCAAAAAATTGATCAATAGATGCATCTTCAAAGTCATCAGTGTAAGCGTATGTGCTTCCTTCTTCATGATTAAAGTAAGGCATGTTTAACCAAGACCCATCTTTTTTATCTGCAAGTGAAGTTTGCATTGGATAAACTCTATCTAAAATATCTGCAAGTCCTAGCTTACCTGCAAATTTTTTCATAACTAATTGTACTTCTTCTGCGCTAGTAAATTCTTTCATAAACATATAGACGTGCGCTCTACCACTTTTAGATCTAAACATTATTAATGGTAGTTGTAATTTTCTTATTTTATTTAATAAATTTTCGTAGTCGTAATTATTGACATCAATGTCAATTGCTCCCCATTTACAGGTGCCATCATCTTTTAAAGGAAATATACCTAGCCTATTACCAACACCATTGAGATGATTTTCCCAAAGTTGTTTTGTAACTTGCTTGTGTTCAATCCAAGGTCGACCCTCAACTTTTACAGAAAGTTTTTTATCGTTCTTTTTAAATTGACCGTAAGCTCGTTCTAATCCTTCAAATACATTTATAAATTTATCTATCATAATAAAAGTGGGCGTTTCCACTCTCGCTTCGACGCCCACCACCTAGGATATTATAAATTCAAAGATGTTTTAGTTTGATCTTGAACTTCAGGTTTAGCTTGTATCTCACCTTTACCTACAGATTCTGCAAAAGATTTAGACATATCATAGATAGCTTTATCTGTGACTGGTCCTACCTTTGCTACATCCCAACCAAACCATGTTCCTTTGTCGTTAGACATCTGAACAGTAGATAGATTAT